CTGCTTTATTTGGTCAAAAAGGGTTGGAAACCAAAAGTTCTGCTAAACTAGTTACGGTTTGGAAAAAGTAAAAAACTATTTTTTCTGATACCGTATCTAAGACAAAGTGACAACAAAGGGAGTAGCAAGTGGCAGTTTCAGTAGAGATTGATAATGCGGGAGAACACATCCTTATCACTGCTGACTGGCGCTTCAAAGAACTCATAAAGTCCCTTCCAGGAGCCTCCTGGAGCCCTTCAGAGCAGGTTTGGCGGGTTCCCCTTAGTTGGACTACCTGTTTATCTTTACGCTCCACATTTCGCCAAGATTTGACGATTGGACCTGCTCTTACTGAGTGGGCTACCAACGAACTAAACACCCGTATAAACCCTTCTACAACCCTTAGAGAACTAGAAACCTACGAAGGTGATGAAGTTCTATTTCCTCACCAAAGGGCTGGCGTAAAGTTCCTTGCTACAGCCAAACGAGCCCTTCTAGCCGATGAGCCAGGTCTTGGTAAGACCGCTCAAGCCATTAGAGCCCTCAAGGAACTACAGGAGCAAGGCATTGATGTATTTCCAGCGCTTATTGTCTGCCCTAATACTCTAAAAAAGAATTGGGCACGAGAGTTCAAAAGATGGTGGCCTGATGTCAAGACTCAGGTAATCAAAGGCTCTGCTTCTCAACGCAAACGTCAGTTTGAAGAAGATGCTCAAGTATTTATTATCAACTGGGAGTCATTGCGCTCTCACTCAAGACTTGCTCCGTATGGCTCTGTTGCTCTGACTCGTTGCCGCGAGTGCGGTGGGCAAGATGAAAAAATTACAGAAACTCGCTGCGAAGTTCACAAACGAGAACTCAATGGAATTGATTTTGAAGCCGTAATTGCCGATGAAATTCATCGCTCTAAAGACCCTAAGAGCAAGCAAAGCCGTGCTTTGTGGGCTGCTAGTGGAGATGCTGAAATTAGATTTGCTCTAACTGGAACGCCTATTGCTAACAACGTTGTTGACCTGTGGTCAATTCTTCATTGGATTTCTCCAAAAGACTGGCCTAGCAAAACTAAATGGATTGACCGAATGGTTGACACGATGCTCAATGCCTTTGGCGGAATGATGGTTATTGGCGTAAAGCCAACAATGCAAGATGAGTTTTATAAAAGCGTCAATCCAGTAATGCGTCGTATGTTGAAAAAGGTTGTTCTTCCTTATCTACCACCAGTAATAAATGAACGTCGTGATGTTGAGATGTCAACTAAACAGAAAAAGGCATACGACCAAATGCGTGAGTTGATGATTGCCGAACTTGAATCTGGTGACACACTCACTGCGCCAAGCGTCTTGACTCAGACCATAAGACTTTTACAATTTGCTAGTTCTTACGCAACTTTGACTGTAGATGAGTCCACAGGAGAAGCAAGAGCAATCCTTGATGCTCCTTCTTGCAAAGTTGAAGCGTTGATGAATGATATTGATAACGGAGATTTTGGAGATGACTCTGTTGCTGTTTGCGCCGTCTCTAAACAACTTATCAATCTGCTTAGCGCAGAGTTGACAAAGTCAAAGATTCCTCATGGTCTTATCACTGGCGACCAAAACGAAGATGAGCGACAGAAGGCTATTGACGACTTCCAATCTGGTGCAATAAAGTGGATTCTCTTTACAGCGCAAGCGGGGGGTGTTGGTATTACATTGACTGCGGCTCGTAGACTAATTATGCTTCAACGTCCTTGGTCATTAGTTGACCACAAACAAGTTTTAGACCGTGTACATCGCATTGGCAGTGAAATACACGACTCAATTGTGATTACAGATTATGTAACTGAGGGAACTATTGAAGAAAGAGTTATACAAGTACTAGAAACAAAAGCAGACAATTTTGAGCAAATTGTCCGCGACAAAGAACAACTGCTCAAACTTCTACAAGATGATAGGGCGGGGAATTTATGAGCGAAGTTATTAGACTTTCAAACTCAGAACTACAAACATTCAAAGATTGTCGCAGACGTTGGTGGCTAAATTACTATCGTCGCCTTCAACCAAAACAAAAAGATATGACTGGTGCGCTAGCACTTGGTAGTCGTATCCACGCAGCCTTAGATGCTCACTATGCGCAAGGCACGCCCCTTCTACAGGCTCACTCAGAACTAGTTGAGAAAGATAAACAACTACTTCTTGCTGACTTTAGAGATGTCAATGATTTAGAAACTGAAGCAGAACTTGGTCGCATTATGCTTGAAGGATACGAGCAATGGGTTTCTGAAAATGGCATTGATGCTGAACTAGAAATGATTTCTACTGAAGAAAAGATTGTTGCTCCATTGTTTAATGGCGCTGTAGAACTTCAAGGCAAACTTGATATGCGTGTTCGCCGTAAGGCAGATGGAGTTCGTCTTTTCCGTGATTTCAAAACTGTAGGTGGCTCATTATCTGAGTTTTCAAGTATGGCTCATATGAATGAGCAGGTTATGACTTATATGCTTTTGGAATCTACAAAGTTTGATGAAAAAGAACGTTCAGAAGGTGGAATTTTTACACTACTAAAAAAGGTCCGTCGCACCGCGGCAGCAAAGCCACCCTTTTATGACCACGTTGAAATTAGACATAATATTTTTACTATGCGTTCTTTTTGGCAACGCATTCACGGAACCATTGCTGACCTAATGAGAATTAGAACAGCACTAGACGCTGGAGAAAATCCTGCGTTTCATGTATATCCACGAGCCAGCAGAGACTGTAAGTGGAAATGCCAATTCTTCGCTATATGCCCGATGTTTGACGACGGAAGCGCCGTTGAACAAGCACTTAGCGATTCGTATGAGGAAAAAGATCCTTATGCGTATTACGACACAGACAAAACAGGAAGCGAGTGACAATGAGCGACATTCAACGCTCTCTAACGGTTATGGTGTATGGAGAAAGCAAAGTTGGTAAATCATCTTTTGCTGTAACAGCGCCATATCCTCGCCTAATGCTTGACGTTGAAGGCGGGCACCGATTCCTGCCTATCGTGGTCAAGTATTGGGACCCACTGCGTGAAGAACCACCAATCGCAGATGGAACTTGGGACACGGTAGTAGTTACTGTTCGTGACTACGACACTGTTATCAAGACATATCAGTGGTTACAACTAGGTAAGCACCAATTCAAGAGTTTGATTATTGACTCAATCTCTGAACTTCAAGTTAAGTGTATGGACTCAATTGCTGGCACAGAGCAGATGAAGATGCAACAGTGGGGCGAGTTACTTCGTCACATGGGCGGTCTTCTACGCGACCTCCGCGATTTAACTATGCACCCAACTAATCCACTAGAGGCAGTAGTGCTCACTGCAATGTCAAAGACTTCTCAGGACGGACGTCATCGTCCTTACCTACAAGGTCAATTGCAGATTCAAGCACCTTACTTCTACGACATTCTTGGGGCTATAACTTTGGAACAACATCAAAGTATTGACCCGATGCAGCCACCACAAAAAGTGCGACGTATGTACGTTGAACGTACAAACGAATACGAAGCGGGCGAGCGTGTTCAAGGACGCCTCGGCGCAATCGTTGAACAACAGAATTTGTCAGTTGACCGAATGTTAGACATGATTTTCGGACCACGGCAAACAGCAACAACAACAACAACTAAGAAAGAGGTAACAGAGTGAGTACTCTCAATTGGAGCGATCTCATCAAGGAAGCCGGCGAAACTGGGTCCTACGATGCTCTGCCAGATGGTGACTACGATTTAGTAGTTCTTGAGGCAACAGCAAAGGTTTCACAAAGCGGCAAAACTATGTTCGCAGTCAAGGCACAAGTTGAGGGCGGTGCTCACAATAAGCGTCTTGTTTGGGACAATCTCGTTGTATCTCCAGACAGTCAAGCAGCGTTAGGTATTTTCTTTAAGAAGATGCACGCTCTTGGTTTGCCAAAGGAATACTTTATGCAACAGCCACAACCATCAAATGCTCAAATTGAGCAGATTCTTGTTGGTCGTCGCTTCCGTGCTCAAGTCGGTACACGCACTTGGCAAGGACAAAAGAAGAACGAAATTAAGAACTACTACCCAGCGGTTGCTACATCAGCAACAGCAGCAGGAGTTTCAGTTTCTGCTGCACCTGCTCCAGCGCCAGCCCCCGCGCCAGCGCCAGCACCTGCTCCTGCTCCATCAACAGCAGCACCAGCAGCCCCGTTCTAACAAATGTGATTACTAGGTGCTGTGGCTTGGGGAAGTACGCAGCACCTAGTAGTCCTTAACGAAAGATTTCAATGAAAGTATTTATCACTGGAAGTACAGCGGCACACGCTTCTGTCTATTCAAATGAAAAGAATGCTTCTTTTGCTGGAATCATTAATGCTGCTCTAATTGAACTTGGTTGTGAAGTTACTTGGGAAAGCCCTTCAGTAAAATTAACTAAAGATTATTTATCTCAGTATGACTCTGTTTTGGTTGGAATTTCGTCACCAACAAATGTCATCTCACATAGAATTTATGGCTCTTTATCTGTAATCAAACACTGCCTTGAGTTAGGCAACCTTTCTTTATTTATTGATACACCAGACCCACACAAAATTTATGCTGGCTTGAGAGAGATTTATAAGAACCCTCAGTCGCTAGTAAAAGAGTTTTACTCCAAAAAACGAGAATACAACTTGGTCTTAGACCAAAGTAACTACGCCAATGTCATAACCGCTGTCAATAAACTTTATACAGAGGCTTGGCCTAGAACTCTTATACCTGCATACCCTTGGACAAATTCTGAGATAGTGTCTAAATACATACCTAACATTGACAACAATAAGTTGTTTTTAGTTATGCCAGATTCTTACTTGCTTGAAATCCAACAAGACAGAACTACTGTATTTGACGCAAACTATTGGTGTGCCGATAGTTTGAAAACTAAGTGGTCTCAAGAGGCAGTAAGTGGCTTGATAAACCCAGTTGTTCCCTACCGTTTAAGCAAGTGGGAGGGAAATAAAGAGGTGTTAGAGCGCCTTAGCGGGTCTATAGGAGCCCTTATATCCACATATAAGGACGGAAACTCGTGGTGGATGCCTACGTTGTCTCAGGCGGTATTTGTGGGCGTCCCAGTAGCAACAGACTGGCGTCACACTTCTTACATGGGTCCTGAGTGGTCAATACTTCCAGCAGCAGTAGAAGATATGTCTGCCGATACTCGTCTTACTGTTGCTAAAAAACAAAAAGAGCAATACATAGAGAATTTGCCTTCGTGGGCAGATGTAAAAGACAATTTGGGCAACTTGTTGTTCCAAAAAACATACGCATAAAAAGGAGGAAAGATGCCTGAAGTTGATATGGACTGGGTAAAGCAACAACTTATTCAGAACAAAACCAAAAAGATGGTAGGCGATGCTGTTCTCAAGATGCTAGAAACTTGGGGAGAGTTAAAAGAAAAAAATAGTAAAAACTCTAAAGAGATTCTTGATTTGTTTCAAAAACTTGCTCAAGGCTACGCTTTGGTCCCAGAAAATAAAAATGAAAAATGGGCTCAGGCGTTAGCAGGAGCAATAAAAGTAACCGATGTTGTAAGAGTTTCTTTTAATGCTTTTGATGTTGAGTCTGGAAAATCTCAGTTCAATGGACGCAGAGGTAAAGTTGTAGGAGTTCGTTATGGAGATATTATCTTCAAAAGCACCGACGACAAAACCCCTGCTATTGAAGGCGCTCACTTTAGACCAGAAGATTTAGAGAAACTGGTTTAGTATGCGCTCAATGACATACAAATTTTCTTTTTTGGCTGACAATCAAAGAGAGATGTTAGAAACCATTAAGGAAAAAGTTTCATTGATTGTAGACAAAGATTTAGAAGACCCATTAAGATACGTCAATTACGAAACGACAATTAGTGACAACGACAAAGGAAAGAAATACCTAGTAGAAGTGGTAGCGAGGGTAAGAAATGACAACAGATAGTTCAAATGTTTCAGAGCAAAACCCGCTACGGGTGGAGGCTCTAAGAGAAGCAGCAAAAATTATTTCTAGCGATAGAAATAAACAGTATGGAGCACCTGAAGATAATTTTGAAAGAACTGCCAAAATATGGTCTGTTATTTTAGGTGTGCCAATTTCTAATGAAGATGTAGCAATGATGATGATTGGACTCAAGGTTGCTCGCTACGCTTCTAAGTCTGGATATCAACCAGACACATGGATTGACATTGCTGGTTACGCGGGTTGCGGATATGAAGTGGGAGCGTTAGAGAACAAGCAGCAGTAACAACTTTATAAACGGGGAAGGGTAAAGCGTGACTGATAAGCCTTGGGAATTTGACCAGCCGCTCTGTGCAGAGGTTGGAACAGAGATATTTTTTGTAGATGATAAAGATGACCCCAGACCAAAAATGAAAGTTCTTCCAGACTACAACTCTGCAAAGAAAATATGCAAGTCTTGTATACATAGAACTGAATGCGCTGAGTGGGGCATAAAGCACGAAGTTTTTGGAGTCTGGGGTGGACTAACCCCACAAGAGCGAGCAATTATTAGAAAGTCAAGAAGAATGAATGTACAAACACTGATTGTCCAAATCTAGGATGCGCAAAGCAACTAGAATTGAGAGTATGGCAGCCCAACCTGCTCAACTACCATTCGCCGTCTGTGAGATGTGCTGGTTAGACGAGCACGCCCGTTGGGAGCCAGAAAGCATGAATGAAGTAGGAAGTATTCTCATGCGCTTGGCTGGCGTAGATAACCCCTCAATACTAAAGCCTGGCTCCGTTGAAGTTTGTTGTATGTGTGGCACAATTACGATTGCTGGAATCTATGAACTGAGAAGTCCAGAAACAGTTTACTTTGTTGGGGATGAAACCTTTAGAGATTTTGAGTTTAATTTTAACGATATAACTGACGATTAGGAATAAATGAAAGACAAAAGACATGGACAAGAGTTATGGCTTGAGTGGATAGGTTCTGGCTATTTTTTAACAAAACAAGACCCTATTGTCTACTACACCATAGACCACATTGACATTGAAAACGAGTTAGTTAGAAAAGCACTTGCCTCTGCTTTACAAAGAGATGGAATCTACGACAGCCTTAATGAATCGTTTAAGGCTATAGATGCGGGAATTGTTTGTAGTGGGTGGGCTGGAGTTTTAGAAGACGAACTTGATTTGGTCGTCTGTACAGAACTTGGCGAAAGCGAGTATGGTGATATATTAGAAGATGTTCAGCCAGTAACGTGGGTAGAATTAGAAAAATAAACAATAGTTGTTTAGTGTGTTTACTCGATAATTTTATAGTCTATTAGTGTACGATAGACTATGTGTGGAAACCTGCTAATAGTCTAGAGTGGCAACGAAATGCGTTATGCGCTCGCCCAGACAATAGAAAATATATAAATCACTTTTTTTCTCAGGACTTTTCAGAAAAATATGCGGCAAAAAATCTTTGCTTCTCCTGTCCAGTAAGGTCACAGTGCTTGCAGTGGGCACTTGAGCATCGTCAGATATGGGGCATCTGGGGAGGAAAAGATGAAGTAGAAATCCGTCGTGCTCTTTCTGTTTCTTATCTTGGTGAAGAAACTAGACGCCGCAGGTACCCAAATTGTCCGTACTGCACTGCTCGTCCGCACAAATTAGATACATCTATTGCTCAACTAGATACAACTGGTCGTTGGACCACAGCAAAAATTGTTACCTGTACTGAGTGTGGGTTCTCTTGGCGCAGCCGTACTAGCGCTAATGCGGTTGAAGCATATAAAACAGAGCGTGCTGAAAAAATGGCTAAGCAACAAAAAGCAAAACTAAAAAAGAAGCGTAAGCCTAGAAAATCTTCCGCACCCAAACCTGCAAGTTCTTCTCAATAACATTTACTTTGTTAGCGTAGCAAACTAAAAACGCATCAATTCCTGGTCCAGGCTTTTCAAGTTTAGGAAGATGTGCTCCCCATTTATAATCATCAAAAGCAAGAATTCCGCCATTCTTTAGGCAAGAGTATCCATCTAAACCGTCTCTAAGCGCCCAGACAGCGTGATGGTCAGCATCAACATAAACAAAATCAAATTGCTTGGTATTTGTTTTGAAGAAATTTTTGGTTGTATTTTTTACTTTTATCAAGCGCCCAGACTCAAGCCATTCTGAAGTTTTCTCATCATATACCTGCTCTACACTCTTCCAATCAAACTCTTTATGTTCGGTCTCTTCAGAGCCTTCCCAAGTGTCAACATCTGTAAGAGTTGACTCAGGATGTGTTAAGACATTTTCAAATAGCCACTTTGTAGCATCTCCTGTGTAAGCGCCTAATTGAAGAAAATTTACTTTTGTGTTTTTGTATTTTGGCAAAAATGCGGAAAAGTTATCTACTGCTTTTCCTTCAACAAACCAGTTAGGATATGTCATATTTTTGCCTCGCAGAAAAGTAAGTTTTTAACAAGTCTTT